AATGTCGCTACCTTTGGCGATAAGGTTTCAGACTTTGGCAAGAAAGCAGGCTTGGCTTTCGCAGCAGCAGGCGCAGCAGCAGTTGCTTATGCTGGCAAGTTAGCTATTGACGGCGTTAAGTCTGCCATCGAGGATGAAGCAGCCCAAGCCAAGTTAGCCAATACCCTTCGCAACGTTACTCAAGCAACAGATGCTCAAATTAAGAGCACAGAAGAATTCATTCTTCAGACTTCACTAGCTACTGGCGTTGCCGATGATGAACTTCGCCCATCGCTTGATCGTTTAACTCGAGCAACTAAAGATGTTGATAAAGCGCAGAAGTTACAAGCGCTAGCCCTAGATATTTCTGCTGGTTCTGGCAAATCGCTTCAGGCCGTTACAGAAGCCCTTTCAAAGGCTCAAGAAGGCAACCTAGCAGGCCTTAGCCGCTTAGGTGTTGGAATTGATAAGGCTGAACTAAAGACCCTTTCATTCGATCAGATCACAGCCAAACTTGCTGGAACTTTCGAGAACCAGGCAACAAAGCAGGCTGACACATTCCAAGGCAAGTTAAGCCGACTCCAGGTAGCCTTTGATGAAGGCAAGGAAACCGTAGGATCTTACATTCTTACAGCGATTACTCCGCTAGTTGAAACTTTGGTTCAAAGGGTTATCCCAGCCATTGCAGACTTTACCGATAACCTAGGCGAGAAACTCCGCCCGGTAATCCAATTCCTAACTCCTATTACCGATGGACTTCGTAAAGCCTTTAACACAGTTCGAGATTCCTTGGCTTCAAATAGCGAAGAACTAAGACCCCTTATTGATTTATTTAAAGGTATTGCTGCATTCGCTCGTGACGTATTAGCGCCAATTCTTAGCAAGACTCTTGGTGGTGCATTCCAGGTTATAGGCGGAGCAGTATCTGGGCTGATAAGTGGTTTAGCCAGCGTAGTTTCATTCTTCGACAGTCTCTATAATAAGATCAAACGAGTAATTGATCTATCTAAGCAAATTGGATCTTCATTAAATCCATTCAGTAATTCTTCATTCTCAACTGGAGCAAGTTCTCCAGCAGCCCCATCCACCCCGGTAACTCCTTCTGGCATTCCAAGTTATTTAAACGTGCAACCAGTATCGACTACAAATATCACAGTTAATGGGGCAATCGATAGCGAGTCAACAGCTCGTCAAATAGTTAAAGTTCTTAATGATTCTAACGCCCGAGGGACTCTTGGCAGTTTGGCGTTCGTCGTTTAATGACAGCATATACTCCTTCCTATAAGATATTAATTGATGGCGTTGAACTTACAGACGTCACCGTAGCCGATTTTGTTGTTACTTCTGGGCGTACCGATATCTATCAGCAACCCGTCGCTGGGTATTGCCAATTACAATTACTTAACCTAGATAACTCAGCCTATGACTTTAACGTGGGATCAGGGCTAGCGGTAGAAGTAACCAACTCAGTAGGCTCTTATATCCCTATCTTTGGCGGCCTGATCTCCGACTTTACAATTACGGTCAACAGCACAGGGGAACTTGGCCATACAACCATAGGCAGCATTACGGCGCTTGGAACTTTATCCAAATTACCTAAAAACATTACTGAGGGCATTCTTTCTCAGGACTTCGATGGCGATCAGATTTATACACTTCTTTCAGATTTCTTACTTGGTCGATGGAATGATTTATCACCTACTCAAACTTGGGCCGCATATCCTTCTACTCAAACTTGGGCAACTGCTGCAAACTTTGGTCTAGGCGAGATCGATCAGCCAGGCGTTTATGAACTTATCTCTAGATCGTCAAGCAATACAGACCTTTACTCATTATGTAGCGCTATTGCGACTTCAGCGCTTGCAGTCATATATGAGGATGGAAGCGGTAATATCGGGTATGCGGATGCAACCCATCGACAAGATTACCTAGCCAATAATGGATATACGACCTTAGATGCTAATCACGCTAACGGAGTGGGACTTGCGATATCTACCCGGACTGGCGATATTCGTAACTCATTCACTATCACTTACGACAATAACGCTAACCAAAGCTACACAGCAGTCGATTTAGAAAGTCAAGCACTTTACGGAGTTTACGCTGAGGCTTATACATCTCGCATTAAAAAAACAGATGACGCTGAGGATTTAGCCGATCGGTATATTGCATTACGCGCTAACCCTTCTGCCAAGTTCCAGAACATTACTTTTGTCCTAGGTAATCCTGAAATCGATGACAACGATCGAGATGCCTTAATTAACATATTCCTAGGCCAGCCAGTCTGGGTACAGAATCTTCCACTTAATATCTCAGATGGCCAGTTCCAAGGGTTCATAGAAGGTTGGACATTCAGAGCAAGCCTTAACAATCTCACCGTAACATTCAACGCATCTCCTATAAACTTCAGCCAAATTGCGGTAAAATGGGAACAGGTAGATGCGGCGGAATTATGGAACACACTTAACCCTAGCCTAACTTGGCTAACAGCGATTGGAGCAGTAGCGTAATGGCAACAACCACGAATTTTGGGTGGACAACCCCCGATGACACAGATTTCGTTAAGGATGGCGCAGCCGCTATTCGTACCCTTGGCAGTTCTATTGATACTTCATTCATCGATCTTAAAGGCGGCACTACTGGTCAGATTTTATCTAAGGCCAGCGCAACAGATTTAGATTACACCTGGATCACTAACGACGTCGGAGATATTACGGGCGTTACCGCCGGTACTGGTTTATCGGGTGGCGGTACTTCTGGCGCAGTTACTTTATCAATTGATACAGGAACTACAGTTGATCTTTCAACTGCACAGACACTTACAAATAAAACTTTAACATCGCCAGTATTGACAACCCCAACAATCAGCACCATCGACGCAAAGGGTGACTTGCTTGCTGGTACAGCTGACAACACCATCAATCGTTTAGCAGTCGGAACAAACGGGCACGTTTTGACAGCCGATTCTGGCGAAACTACTGGTATTAAGTGGGCTGCGCCTGAAGTTAGTGCGTTGACTTTAATTACTGCACAAGCCATCGGAACGGCGGTTGCATCAGTAACAGTCTCAGGTGCGTTCAGTTCCACTTATGACGAGTATTTAGTCTTAGTAGAATTCGACACAACTTCAACAGGTTTAACTGTCGGGCTTACTTTGGGTGCAAATGCCAGTTATCGAGGCAACGCAATAGTTATGGCCGATACGGGTACAACTGTAACTGGTGCTAATTACAATACCAGTACTAGCATGTTCGTCGGTTATGTCGCGACTGATGGCGGATCGTCTAGAATTTTTATATCTAACCCTAATAAAGCAAAGAAAACTGTAGTGCAAGCGACAAATACGGGTTTTTTAACTACACAAGCAAATAATTTAATGGCTGGTAATTATTACGATACCGCCACCACGGCACACACAGCATTTACACTTACAGCATCAACAGGCACTTTTACAGGTGGAAATGTCCGCGTTTATGGTTACAAGAAATCCTAAGGAGTAGATATGACACACAAAATACAGATCGATGACATTGTAAGAGATGCAACGCCTGAAGAAATTGAGGCGATAGAAGCGCAACAAGCAGAAGCCAGCGCACGATTAGAAGCACTAACAGAAAAGGCAGCCGCCAAAGCGGCATTGCTTGAGCGCTTAGGCATTACTGCCGATGAAGCGGCTTTATTACTTGGATGAAACCAACACTTTCTAAAGCTGCTCAACAACTAAGGGAACAGTTCGATGACACCTTCCCAGATCGTGATAGACGTTCCGATGGCTGGATCGGCGATCTCCGTCATGCATCGCGCCCTAGCGATCACAATCCTGATCCAAAGGCTGGAATGGTTGTCAGAGCAATCGATGTTGATGCAGATGTCCATAAGAGCGGCAAGCCCGACCTCATGCCCGATATTGCAGATCAGATTCGACTCGCTGCAAAGTCTGGAGAGAAGCGCATCTCTTATGTCATATTCAATGGCCGAATCGCATCATCTCGCTTGGGCTGGCGCTGGAGAAAATATACTGGAAGCAATCCGCACAACCATCATTGCCATATCTCTTTCACTAAAAAAGGTGATGAGGATGGCTCTTTCTTTAAAATCCCACTACTAGGAGAAACCAAATGAATATGAAGCACCCAGCAATAATCTCTATCGGCGCGTTCCTTGCAGTATGGGGAACTACTTCTAACTTCGCAATGGATTACCGGGCAATTCTTGGTTCAATCGTCGCAGGCGTATTTGGGTATGCCTCTCCTAAAAAATGAGCGCACAGGATTATGCTGCACTTGCAGTAGCGATCGTGACGGTTCTGGGTGGTGTAACTGCCATGCTCAACTTTATGATCAAACATTA